ATTATTCAATTGCAGCTTATGAAAATGTTAGTTTAGCTACCCTATCTACTGGGGGAGATGGTGAAATTAACACAGCAAACGCTTCAACTGATAGACCTAATGGTGTCACACCACACAATATGAGTGAGTTTTATTCATATGACCACGACGCATCATCAGTAACTTATACTTCAACAGTAATGTACTACGATGCAGAGTCAGCAGGAAATGCCTGTTCAGAGGAAGCTTCCACAATAACTCTTTACTATGACTCATCTGAATTATTTGCGGGTACAGATACTATATGGTATCAGGATAGTAGTGGAGGCGAAGAAGCAGATACTGCGTATTATAAATTTGCATTCGAAGGTCAAGGTTATTTTTACGATGGTGGTGAGAAGGAAGCTTTCAGTTGTGGTCGTTCAGAAAGAAGATTAAAATACAATATAGAATTTATTGGTGATTCACCAATGGGTATTCCAATGTATCACTTTAATTATAAAAATGAATCACATGGTAAAGGTAGATTTGTAGGAACAATGGTAGATGATTTACAAAGATTAGGATTCGAAGATTCATTGTTTGAAGAAAATGGTGAGATTTGGGTTAATTATCATAAACTCGATGTTCCGTTTGAATCTGTAAGCATCTGATTATCAGATAGCTATGATAGTGATAGTGTAAAGTACTGAAAATCAATAAGTTATGTTAAAAGAATATTTAGAAAACGAAGTTATATTTACCGAAACAGATTTAAAATCAAAATATATAGATTGTGATTGTCCAATTATGGCAACCAACGAATCTGAGTTGATGAAGGAATCAGCTGATATATTATGTTCTAATAATGGTTCTGTTCTAAATGTAGGGTTTGGATTAGGAATAATAGATACATACATTAGAAATCACAATCCAAAAGAACATCATATAATAGAAGCTCATCCACAAATTTGTGAAAAGGCAAAAGAAATGGGATTTGATGTACATTGTGGGTTATGGGAAGATGTTGTAGAAGATTTTATAAAAGAGGGTAAAACATTTGATAGTATTTATTTTGACACGTATGTTTTTGATTATGAAAAATATCCTCAATGGGCAGAATTTACAAAAATAGTTCCTAAATTATTAAATCCAAATGGAATATATTCTTATTTTAACGATATCGCATCTAAAACAGAAAAAGTAGAAGAAATTATAGAACCATTTGGATGGGAAAAACATCAAAAAACACTACCACATCCAGTAGGACATCAATCTTATGAATTGATATGGTACATAAATAAGTGATTCTTAAAGATTCTCATATTTATATAAAAGAATTAGGAGATTATAAATGGCAGTAAACATTCCAATATGGCCGGGTTCATCATCATTTTCAGCTGGTAATACACCATTTGGACATTATGATTCCGATACAGATTTCGTATCATCAGTTGATAAGACAGCTGGGTGGTGCGCAAAGAGACTAGGTTATCCTATAGTAGATATAGAACTACAGGATATAAACTTTTATGCTTGTTTCGAAGAAGCAACTACTGAATACTCATCTCAAGTTAATCAATTTAACATTAGAGAAAATCTACTAAACATCAAAGGACACTCTACATCTTCTAATTTATCTCAAACTCAACTTGATGGAAATTTAGGTGGTTTAGTAACATTAGCTAAGGATTATGGTTCTGAGGTAGGTAGTGGTGGTACAATAACATATTATACTGGTTCATTCGAAGCTAAAAAAGGACAACAAATTTATGATTTAAAAGATATTTCTAATTCAAGCGCATCTTTGGAAGTTGGTACTCCTGGTGTTGATAAATTTGAAATCAAAAGAATGATGCATAACGCACCACCTGCGATGGTAAGATATTTTGACCCATTTGTAGGAACTGGTTTAGGTTCACAACAAATGATGGATACATTTGGATGGGGTAATTACTCACCAGGTGTTTCATTTATGATGCAACCACTTTATGATGATTTATTAAGATTACAAGCTATTGAATTTAATGATATGGTTCGTAAATCTCAATATGGGTTTGATATTCAAAATAATAGAATTAGATTATTTCCTATTCCAAACGACCCATACACAGTACACTTCCATTATGTGTTAGAATCAGAAAGAAACAATCCAATAGTAGCCAATTCTGTAGTATCTGATTTCTCTAACGCTAAATATGATAGAATTGAGTATAGTAATATAAATCACGTTGGAAAACGATGGATTGAAAAATATACATTAGCATTAGCTAAAGAAATGTTAGGTGCAGTAAGAGCTAAGTTTAGTTCAGTACCAATTCCTAACTCAGAAATAACATTAGATGGTGCAGATTTAAGAAGTGAAGCATCTACAGAAAAAGAAATCTTAATCTCAGAATTAAGAGAAAACTTAGAAGCTACTTCTAGAAAAGCATTGTTACAAGCACAACAAGAAGAATCAGAAGCGATGGAATTAACTCTTAACAGAGTTCCACGTGCAATTTATATAGGGTAAATTATGGCACTATTCGGTGGAAAAAGGGATATGGCTCTGTTTAGTAAAATAAACAAAGAGTTAATAACGGATATCATAGATACCGAAGTGTATTACTATAAACTTATTATAGAAGATACTAAATCTAATTTATATGGTGAAGGTAAGAACAAAGTATATTATAATCCTGTAAAAATACCAACATTAGTTGATAGAACCAACGCAGAAGCTATATTTGATGAATTTGGGACATCTTATACTAGAAATGTAAACTTTTACTTTTTAAGAGATACGTTAGTAGATAAAAATGTATATCCTGAATTGGGTGATGTGATTGAATGGAATGATGAACAACACATTGTAGATGTAACATTCCAAAATCAATTTGTTGCTGGTAAGAATCCCGAACATTGGGATGGTGGTGATGGCCAAGGGTATAGTGTATCTATTATATGTGAAACTCATGTAGCTAAGAGAAGTCAATTAAAATTAAAAGATGATTTTAGAGTAGGTGTTAATAAAAACAACAATGATTTACCAGTAGGAATCTAATATGGCTCAAAGATATAGAACAAATAGAAAAGATAAGGTTGATTTGAAGAGAACACAAAGCTCTACTTCAGATGACCCCATATTGAATAAAGCAAAACAGATTTCTCGTAGAAATGATGATGTAAAAAATATTCAGGTTGGTATCTATGATATAGATTTAGCATTTAAAGATTTTTTGGAAAGAGATGTTAAACCTATAATAGAAGAAAATGGTAAGTTTATTCCTGTTCCTGTAATGTATGCATCTCCTGAAAATTGGTCATCGGCTCAAAAAGAAGGGTTTCTTAGAGATAATAATGGTAAAGTACAAACACCTCTTATTTCATTTAAACGAAATTCATTGGATGTTAATACCGAAATATCTAAATTAAAAGTTAGAACAGATGAAGATTCATCTCAGTCTTTTATTAAAAAATATTCAAAAGAAAATAGATATGACCAATTTTCTATTTTACAAGACCAAAAACCTGTACAAGAGAAATACATAGTAGATAGACCTGATTATGTAAATATTTCATATGATGTAATTATATGGTGTGATTTTATGGAAGATTTGAATAAAGTAGTTGAACAGATAGTATATTTTCAAGGTGGAACATTTGGACAGAGGTACAAGTTTCAAATCAAAGGAGAATCATATTCGTTTGATACTACTAATGGAGTAGGTGAAGAAAGAATCGTTAGAAGTAATGTATCACTTACAGCAAAAGCTTATTTAGTACCAGAACAGACTGGTTTAAAGATAAATACTCAAAAAGCATTTGGTACTTCTAAGATAGTTTGGAAAACAATTCCAAAAATTTAATCTTTACAAAAAAATTATCATATTTATATACACATAAAGTATAATAATTAAATTTAAAAACAAAAGTTATGGCACAAGTTAAAGAAATCAAAGAAAAAGAAGTAATCAATATTGAAGAGAAAGATATTGAAAGAGTTAAGAAGTTTAGAACTGATTATGCAGAAACAACTGCAAGAATGGGTGAGATAGAGGTAGAATTATTAAATGCTGAATTACTTTTAGAAAATATAAAAGTATCGAAGGCTGAGCAAATCGAAAAGTACAAATCATTAAGACTAGAAGAAGTTACCATTAGTGGTGAATTTAATGAAAAGTATGGACAGGGTGAGTTCAACTTAGAAGAAGCAACCTTTACTCCTATCTCATAAATATAATCGTTTCGGATTTTTTAATGTATTTATAGATATAATAAAAACCAAAAGAAATTAATAGGAGAATCAAATGGCAGAAAGAATAGTAAGTCCCGGAGTATTTACAAGAGAAAAGGACTTGTCATTTCTACCTCAAGGGATTGGCGAAATTGGAGCAGCATTAATAGGTTCAGCAGTAAAAGGACCCGCATTCGTTCCAACAACAGTATCATCATTTTCAGAGTTTCAGCAAGTATTCGGTGGATTGACAGAAGATTCATATCTACCATATACGGCTCAAGCTTATTTAGAAGATGCTGGAACAGCGACAATCGTTAGAGTATTAGGAAAAGACGGGTACGGATTAAATAACCCAATAGCATTATCAGTATCATCATCACATGGTAGTAAGGTAGTAGCAGTACTACACCCAACACATGAAATCGTTTCAGATGTAGATGTATTTGATGATTCAACAATAACAGACCACAATGGTTCATCTGATGTATCGGCATCATTATTTACCTTAACGGTAGATGGTTCTGAAGCAGTATCAAAAGCATTTACAGCATCATTGAATCCAACAAATGATAATTATTTTACAAAATCATTTGGATTTTCACCAAGAGGTGGAGAAGAAGCTTATGTTTTATCAAACTTTAAAACATTCCAATCAGCATCATTTGCAAAAAGTGGTGAGATTCCTGTAGTAACATTAGATGTTGCACAAGAAATTGATTATACTAAAGCATATACTGAAGCATCAACACCATTTATTACATCACAAAAAGTTGGTGGTAATACTACTAACTTATTTAAGTTCCATACATTATCACATGGTACTGCAACTAACTATGAATTTAAAATTGGTATCCAAGATATTAAGCCAGCTGGTTCAGTTCCTGGTTCTGAATATGGTTCATTTACTGTAGTTGTAAGAAGAGTAGACCAAGATAAAATTGCTGGTTCACCATTTGTAGGAGTAGTTGATTCAGATATCAGACCTAATTTAGTTGAATCTTTTCAAGGTGTTAACTTAGACCCTAATTCACCAAATTATATCGTAAGAGTAATTGGTGATAAGTATATTACTGTAGATGATGATGGTAAATTATCAACTAATGGTGATTACGCTAACAATTCAAAAAATATTAGAGTAGAAGCAACAGCAGCAGTGAATAGTGGAGCAATTGATGAGAGCTTAGTACCTTTCGGATTTGGAGCATTACAAAATCCATTCGGAACTAAACTTACAGTACCTTCACCAACAATGGTAGCTAACCAAAAAATCAACCAATCATATAATCCTAAGAAATTTTGGGGATTAGATTTTGATTTCTCTGGAACAGATAACAGAAACTTCTTATCACCAACACCAGATAGTGATACAGCAACTGTAGGAACGGCATTCTATTTAGGTGATTACAGTCAAGATGCTGGAGCTAATTATCCAACATCAGCTTCACCAAATACATCAGCAATATCATTAAGTGATGCTACTACTTCGATTAACTCTCGTAAGTTCTTAGTACCATTCCAAGGTGGTTTTGATGGATTCAAACCAAATAGAGTTGTTTCTTTAGGAAACGATATCATAGCAGGTAATACACAAGGATACGATTGTTCATCAAATACAGCAGCAGGTACATTATCATACAGAAAAGCAATAAACTCTGTATCTAATCCTGATGAATTTGATATCAATATGTTAGTTTTACCAGGTCTTATCCACAGATTACATTCTTCAGTAACAACGTTTGCTAAAGATATGTGTGAAGATAGACAAGATACATTCTTTATTATGGATGCATCTGCATGGAGTGATTCAATTTCAACTGCAACTAACGCAGTTCAAGCATTTGATTCAAACTATGTAGCATCTTACTACCCTTGGGTTAAAATATTGAATACTGACAAAAACAAACCTGTTTGGGTTCCGCCATCTGTAGTACTTCCGGGTGTTATAGCATTTAATGACCAAGTTGCAGCCGAATGGTTCGCACCTGCTGGTTTAAATAGAGGTGGATTAACTTCAGTAATTGAAGCTAAGACAAGATTGACTAGAGTTGAGAGAGATGCACTTTACGAAGGTAGATTGAATCCTATCGCAACATTCCCTGGTCAAGGTGTAACTGTATTTGGACAGAAAACATTACAAGCTAAACCATCAGCATTGGATAGAATCAATGTAAGAAGATTGTTAATCGCAGTGAAGAAATTCATCGCATCATCTACTCGTTACTTAGTGTTCGAAAACAACACAGCAGCTACGAGAAATAGATTCTTATCAATCGTTAATCCTTACTTAGAATCAATCCAACAAAGACAAGGTTTATACGCATTTAAAGTGAAGATGGATGAAACCAACAACACACCAGATGTGATTGATAGAAACATAATGGTTGGTGAGATATTCTTACAACCGGCTAAAACAGCAGAATTTATAGTTCTTGACTTTAATGTACTACCAACTGGAGCAGCATTCCCAGAATAGTATATAAATAATATCTTAGTTCCCCTAATAAATTTAGGGGGACTAACTATTTTTTAAAAAGAACTATATTTATATTAAAGAATTAGAAACAGAGGAAAACAAAAATGGCACAATTATTAGACCCAACAGAAGTAATGTTTACATCATTCGAACCGAAGATGTCAAACAGATTCATTATGTATGTAGAAGGAATTCCTGCATACTTAGTGAAAGCAGCCAACAGACCAGAAATAGCAAATGGTAAAATTACCATTGACCATATTAACGTTAGAAGATATGTAAAAGGTAGAAGTGAGTGGAGTAGTTTATCAATATCATTATATGACCCGGTAGTTCCTTCAGCAGCACAAGCAGCTATGGAATGGGTAAGATTACACCATGAATCAGTAACAGGCCGTGATGGTTACTCTGATTTCTACAAAAAAGATATCACATTTAACAGTTTGGGTCCTGTAGGTGATAAAGTAGAAGAGTGGACATTAAAAGGAGCATTTATTGAAACAGCAAAGTTCTCAGATATGGACTATACTGGTGAAGATATCGCAACTGTAGATTTAACACTAGCATACGATTACGCAATATTACAATATTAATTTCAGATTGTTATATTATATAGTATAAATTGAATATTTAGAAACCTCTACAGAAATGTAGGGGTTTTTTCGTTTAATTAATATTATTTGTATATTTATATATGGTTAACCAACATTAAATAAGTTTTAAAACGAGAAACGTTATGAGTAAAGAAAAATTACAAGATGATTACAAACAACCAGTATCTTCAGCAGATATGGTTGAGCTCGCTAAACAGCAATATGAGCAAAAAAAGGTTTCTGATTACAAATTTCCAACAGAAATCGTAGATTTACCTTCTAAAGGTCTTATATATCCAAAAGATAGCTCTCTATCAAGTGGAAAAATAGAGATGAAGTATATGACTGCAAAAGAAGAAGATATCCTAACTACCCAATCTTACATAAAAGATGGTTCAGTATTGGATAGATTATTCCAATCCTTAATTATATCAAATGGAGATGGGGCATCCGTAAAGTATGTAGACCTAACTTTAGGTGATAAAAACGCAATTATGATAGCTGCCAGAGTATTAGGATATGGTAAGGATTATGAGGTAGAGATTGATGACCCAACACAACCAGGTACAATGCAGAAAGAAACAATTGATTTAACTCAATTTGAATCTGGAGAATACGATGGTTCAGGTCAAACAGAATTACATAAAAATGAATTCGAATTCGATTTACCACAATCTAAGAGAAAAGTTACTTTTCAAGCATTAACTGAAAGTAAGGAAAGAAAAATCCAACATCAATTAGAAGCACAAAAGAAAGCGTCTAGAAAGATGAACGATAAAACGGATAAACAACTTACTATTAGATTAAAAAATACAATAGTATCAGTAGATGGTGATACAGACCAAACTACAATCAATCACTTCGTAGAAAACGAATTATTTGCGGTAGACTCTAGGGCTCTCAGAACGCATATAAATAAAGTTATTCCAGATATGGATTTAACATACGAATTTATTTCTGAAGAGACCGGGGAGAGGAGAGATATGCTACTGCCTATGGGGCTTGGGTTTTTTTGGCCTCAATCTTAACTATAGGAAAGTACTACACTCTCACATTTTTGATTTAATCTTTCATGGAAATGGTGGATTCAATTGGTCAGATGTTTACAATATGCCTGTTTGGGCTAGGAAGTTTTACATAAGTAAAATTGTAGAATGGAAGCAAGAAGAAAACAAACAGCAACAGAAAGCAATGAAAAAGGCCAAATCAAAAAGAAGATAAAATTAATACCCAACAGATTTTTTGATGATTTGTTGGGTATTTCTATATTTATATACAACTAACAATTTAGGGATACAATATTATGGCAAAAATAAAAATAAAAGAACTCAAACAATTGTTTACAGAACATGGAGTTCAAGAAGGTGTGTTTGATATATTCAAAAGGAAGAAAAAAAAGCTAGATGCTAAATTAGCTGTTATCAATAAAGATTTAGATAATATAATTGATGATGCACCAAACAAAGAATCACAAGAAGCATTGAGAAGTCTAAGAGCACATTTGGAGAAGATGCAAGCAAGAGGTACTTACTAATAAACCTTTATAGGGATTTGAATGGCAAGTAAAAAAGATATACAAGCAGCTCAGCAACTCGCTAAATATCAAAAAGAGCGAGAAAACGCACTTAATAAGGAAAAAACCTTAATTAAGGACCAAACTAACTTGTCTAAAGAACTGTTGAAAACCATTAATGCAAACATAGCTGATAATGAAAAGAATTTTCAAGTACAGCTAAATATGGCAAAAAAGCTTGAAGAGAGAATTAGTACTACAGATGCAATAAAACTAATAGATGAATCTATAACTACAATTTTAGAAGAACAAGCTAAGCTTGGAGAAGATATTGATGCAGATTTATTAAAACAATTAGAAAGTACTCGTGCAACATTTCAACAAATGGATGAAATAGCCAAAGCTACAGAGTACGTTTCACAATTAGAAAAAGATAGAGAGAAAACTCTTGGTAACATATTAGGATTAGATGATGATATAGCTAAAGCAGTGGGTGCTGGGGCTATAGCTGCTCTTGCTATGAATAAAGCATTTGAAAATGTTGGAGCATCATTAACTAAGCATGTAGATACAATGAAAGATATGGTAACTCAGCAGGGGTTGAGTGTACGTGAAGCTTTAACACTAAAAGGTTCTGTTGATGCAGCATCATTTAGTATGACAGGATTAATCTATGGTTCAGATGCATTAGCAAGTTCAGCTGAAGCTATAGCTACAAAATTTGGTAATGTAAACGCAGCAACAGGAGAGATGATAAAATCTGTTACTGAAGTAGCAACACTTACTGGAGATGCAGCATCAGCAACTGATTTAGTAACTACATTCCAAAATGCAGGAATGGAAGCTGGGGATGTTGGTGACCATATAAAAGAATTAGCAGAAAAGCATGGTGTAAACGCCAAAAAGATGATGGAAGGTATGACAGGCCAAATGAGTAAACTGAGAGGTAAAACTCAGGAACAATTGGATGTTATATTAGAAGGTAACGCAGCTTTAATTAAGCAGGGTACTAATATGGAAGAAATTCAAAACATAGCAAATAATGTTTTGGATATCGAAGGTAATATGAAAGCAGCTGCTAAAGCTAGGGTAATGTTAGGTAGAGATGTTAATGCTAACGCTGTAAGAAGTGCCGCATTAGCGTTAGAATCTGCTCGTAGTGATGAAGAAAGAGCCGAAGCTCAAAAAAGAATAGCTGAAGAAATATTAAAAGGTGTTGGTGGACAGGCAGAGTTCGCTCAAATGACTGAAAAGGAAAAAGCAGCAGCCGCAGCAGCATATGGAATGGATAAAGAACAATTATCTGTTATGATGGAAAAGAAAAGAGTTCAAGACGAACTTACAGCAAAATATGGTGATTCAGCAGATACTATACAAGCAATTCAAGGTGGATTGGCATCTGCCGCTACTGGAGCTGGTTCTCTTGCATTAGAATTTGGTAAGGTTTATCTAAAAGCATTAGCATTTAAGATGGTAAGTGGAGAAGGATTTGGTGGTGCAACCAAAATGTTTGGTGGATTAACAAAAGCATTAGGATTAAATAAAATAGCCACTGTGGCATCAACAGTAGCAACTGGAATTTATAATGGGGCAATTGCCGCTAAAAATATGGTTGTAGGTGCGGCGACTACTTTGATGAATAGTAATTTCGTTGTAAAAACCAAAGATTTTATTTTAGAAAAAGCTAGAGCGGCTCAAGCGCTAATATCAACTGGTATTGAAAGAACTCAATCACTTTTACAGAAAACTCGTATTGCCCAATTTCTTGCGGAAACCGCACAAAAAATAGCAAGTAACGCCGCAACATTTATTGGTATAGGTGCTGCAACAGGACAAACTGCCGCTAACGTAGGACTCGCAACATCTCAAACAACATTAGCTACGACGGGTGCCGCCGCAGGTGGCGGTATGGCAGCTGCAGGTGCTGGTTTAGGAGCATTTGGAGCAGCTGCAGCACCAGCGATTCCAATTATTTTAGCAATCGGTGCTGCACTACTAATGGCATCACCTGCTATTTATGCGTTTTCTTTTATAGTTGAGGCATTCGGTAAGATTATTATAGGAGTTCTTGCAGCTGTTCCACCAATCATTGAAGCTATTGCAAATGGATTCGTAACTATGATGGGAGCTATAACTCCTGAAAATATTGGTGGTCTAATGTTATTAGGACCGGCATTGTTATTAGCATCTGTTGGAATGATAGCATTCTCAGCAGCTATGTTAGTGGGTGGAATCGCATCATTCTTTGGTGGTGGTATTATGGATTCTATAAGTGAGTTATCTATGATGGGCCCACAATTGGAACAAGCAGGTACTGGAATGGCATCAATCACAACAAATTTAAGTGAAGTAAATGGTGTAGTATCAACATTAGCAGAATCATTAAGTCAGATGGGTTCAGTAGTATCTCCATTATATGCAGTAGCTGGTGGATTACTTAGTATATCAGCTGGATTAACCACAATGGCAATTAGTGGTTTGATGGCAATTCCTGTAATTGGTGCATTGGGTATGTTAGCCGCAGTAGCTCCAGCATTAGAAGGGCTTGGAAGTTTCTTCGGTGGTGGAGATGATTCCGAATCATCATCTGGTGGAGATTCTGATATGATAGATTATGATAGATTGGCATCAGTTTTACAATCACAACCAATAGTATTAACAATAGATGGTAAAGCAGTACAAAAGATAACTGCCGTACAAAGAAGGCAATCTAAAAACGCAAGGGGATTTAGTTAATGGCACTTAAAGATATGAAATCAGATTTATCAAAATTTAGAGTTCCTAAAAAAACACCTTTAGAATCTAAAGAAAGAGCAGATGTTAATAAGAACTTAAACAAAACACCATTAAGTTCAATGGCAGAATCAGCTCCTAAGATTCCACGTTCTACTACTACAGTTAATAAAGAAGGTGTTAATCCTCAAAAGGTAAACCAAACTGAAAAGTTTAAAGGTGAAACAACACCTCAACCTATGGATAACTCAGAAAAGTTTAAAGGTGAAACAACTCCTAAACCAATGAGTTTAGAAGAACGATATTTAGGGCAAACAGACCCAAAGTTGGTAAACCAATCAGAAAAGTTCTTAGGTGAAACAACTCCTAAAGAAGCAAATAACAAATCTCAGTTCTTAGGTGAAACATCACCAACGGAAATGAACAACAAATCTCAGTTCTTAGGTGAAACATCACCAACGGAAATGAATAACTCAGAACAATTTTTAGGTGAAACAAATCCTAAGCCAATGAGTTTAGAGGAAAGATTTTTAGGACAAACATCACCAACGGAAATGAACAATTCAGAACAATTTTTAGGTGAGACTACTCCTAATGAATCGGATAAGAGTTCTAAGTTCTTAGGTGAAACAACTCCATCGGAATCTGATAGAAGTTCTAAGTTCTTGGGTGAAACAACTCCTACTGAAATGAATAACCAAAGTAACTTCTTAGGTGAAACAACTCCTACTGAAATGAACATTCCAAATGGAGAAAAACCTTTAGGGCAAACTACTCCTACTGAAATGAATAATTCAACTCAGTTCTTAGGTGAAACAACACCATCAGAATCCGATAGAAGTTCTAAGTTTTTGGGTGAAACAACACCCAATGAATCAGATAGAAGTTCGAAGTTTTTGGGTGAAACATCACCAACTCCAATGAATATTCCAAATGGGGAAAATGGATTGGGTGAAACAACACCAACTGATTTTTCATTTAAAAAGAAATTAGAGAACGAAGGAAAAGACTTTAAAGAAGTAAACAATCTTTCAGATATTCATTCAAAAGGATTCACATCTAAATTTGGTGGAGTTGAAGCAACTAAGTTTGTTGGTGTAAACCCTAACAATACTGTATTCGATGGTGCAAACTCATTATTTTCTAATATAAATGATAATACATTTACTTTAGGTAAAACATATGGTACATCATTTAGTGATGCAGGTGGTATGAATTCAGGAGAAGAAGGATTTGGAATTGGTAAAGGCCAATCTAAACGACAATCTCCATCATTTTTAGATGAACAATACAATAAGTTTAATTTAAGAGATGATGCATTTAATTTAGGAACAGCTGCATTCGGACACCCATTAATTCTTAGAGGTATCCAAAGAAAAGGTATATCTAAAGGTGAACCACAAAAGTGGGGATTTGGATTTCCTATAGATGATGGTTTAGTTAGAGGTGGTATTGTAACCGCAGTTGATAGAGCAGTTGTTGATGCAGTACGTTTAGGTAAATGGATGGTTTCAGTAAAAGGTTTATTGTGGGGTGTAAAAAACTTAGGTTTACAAGCATCAAACGCTAATGTAGAAACTATTACTGGAAAGAGATTAACCAAAGTTTGGACTCCTATAAATACAATCGCCTCAACACTTGGTGGGTTTATAGGATTACATCCACGTAGACATGGTATATTACCATTACCAGAAGCTGTAGGACCTGAGAAATACGAAAGTGTACAAAAACTTAAAAAAGTAGCTCAAGTAGATGATATAACATTAGGTGTTATGGGTACGGGTAATAGATTGGTAGGATTATACAATGAATCATTCCTTACAATAGGTGGTACAACAACATCTTCTACTTTTAAAGGAGCTCCATTCCTTAGATTACAATCACCAGGTGGACCAAACTCCCTTTATGGTTTAATTCCGGGTGGTAGAATTCCACATAGAGATGAAGATACTAGATTTGACGTATTCGATGGATTCACTATTCAGAATCAATATAATATTTTAGGAACAGACCCTTCAACAGGACCAACATCAGCTCAAAATCTAAACTTTTTACCATTTGATAGAGATAAAACACCATTAGGAAAAGAAATAAAAGATTCAACTGATGAGTATAAACCAATATTCTCAAATGAAGGACCTAATAAAGGTTCTAATGATTCTACACAAAACGGAAAAGCGGGTAGAATTTATAATGATGAAGAACCATACCCTACTTTAGATACCGATAGAGAAGAAATTGGTGGTATTGGATTAGATAAAGTTTACACATCAGTAAAAGATGGTAATCCATTAGATGAAAGTAATGAGGTACATAAGAAATATGATAACCCATTTGAAAAACTAAAAACTACAGATGGTACATCTCACAATATAGAAAAATTAGATTCATCAGAACTAATTAAGGGATATGAAACAATTGCATATGGTAAAATGCCCGATAGAGCGGCGAATGATACCGAAAATAATGATTTCAGAAGTTTATTAACTGGTGATGAAAAGAAAAGAGCTGATAAAGCTAACTATAGCAGAAAAAATATTACTACATCATTCGGATTTACAAATCCTGGTAAAGTTGGAGCAGATAGAACTGATTATAATAAATCACATGCAGCAGACCCAATTCAAAGTGGGGCAATTGGTAGTGAAAGTAATGATTTAGTAAAATTAATATTTGATATACATGGTGGTGGTTCTAAACTACAATTTAGAGGGGCAGTTAGTGGTATAACAGAAACATTTTCTCCATCTTGGGAAGGTATGCAGTACTCTGGTAGAGCTGATTCTGCCTTTAAATATTCATCATTTGAAAGAACTCTTGGTTTTAATTTTCAAGTATATCCAACATCAAAAGCAGAATTAAAACCACTATATTCTAAATTACAAAGATTATCTACAATGACAATGCCTAATTATGGTAATGGTAAAAAGGGATTTGAAGGTATTTTATTAGATTTCACATTAGGTAAATTATGGGAGAAGCAATTATCTTTAATAGATTCGTTATCATACTCATTTTCAGATGAAACACCTTGGGATATTGACGCAGGTGCATCTATGGGTATTGATGTTTCCATAGGATTAAAATTATTAGGTAATGTAGTACCTACATATAATTCAAAAGTTTATGATTTAGGTGGGATATAAGATATGGCAAATAGATACGAAAATATAAAAATATTAAGAACTGAAATGGGTAAACGTTTCAAAAAAACTGTGATATATCCTAAGATGGAAAAATCTTCTGAAGATATGTACATCATATCAATACAAGGTGATAGATTAGATAACTTAGCTCATAAATATTATAAAAATTCACTATTGTGGTGGATAATAGCTAGAGCTAATAATTTAGGTAAAGGTGATATGGAAGTGCCAATTGGTAAGCAATTGAGAATACCATATAATTATATTGGAATTTATGATGAATATTTAGAATTAAATAAAAGGTAATAAGTTATGTCAGGATTTGATAAAGATTTTCCCGATGATGTTTCTACAGAACTTCTACTCAGAGAAGGTTACGTTAGAGATAAAGATATAAATTGGAATTATAAAAAATATGCATATATTACAGTACGTTCTACTGGTGAAAGTTCAACAGTTATAAAACCAGAAACAGGTTTAAAATTAGGTGATGGGGCTGATTGGAATGATAAACCTCATATTGGGTTATATAGTAGTGAAGGTGGTGTTCGTAAATTTAAACCTCAATTAAAATCATGTAAAATAGTAAATGAAGGTGGACAGGATTATACAGATGCATATCTTTATAATGTAGAATTCTCATTTACAGTATGGACTCAAGATGATTTAGATTTAGCAGAATCATGTTTTATGAGAGTTGGTGGTGAAATAGAGTTATCATTTGGATGGAGAGGTTCATCAAACGGAGTAAACGCAAACTCAATTAAAGCAAATATTTTTAATTATGATTTTAGCATGAATGAAGATGGTTCATTTGATTGTAATGTAAAAGCAATGTCACCAGCTGGATTATGGAGTGGTGAAGATATGGGGTCTACATCAGAAATTCAAGTAGATGAAGATGAAGAGCCGGTTAACTTTTTATCCCAATTAGAAGCTTCTTGTAGAGATGCATTTAGTATAGATTCAGATGATGGTCCTGATTCTGTTAAAGGGTTAACTAATAATAAACTTAAAATTGTTAGTCATAAATATGAAGGATTAAATGGAACTTATGGGGCAGCTGAATTAATTATAGAACCAGGTTTTTGGAATGATGATGAACAATATATATTCTATACAACTATAGGAACTCTTATAAGATATATAAATTCCAAAGGTGATGATGAAGGTAATAACTACGTTGTAGCAGAAAAAGGAGATATTGGTTACAATTGGCCAATAAGCCAAACGTCTGGAGTAGGTTCAGCAGACCCTAAAGATTTCTTTTTACCAGGTAAACAGGGTGTATATGGAGACCCATCTGTAGATGAGAACTCAGCAAACTTCGCTAAATGGGGCCCTAATTTGGAAAGTGGAGCAACTTACGATAAAAACCCAATTGAAAAAATAGCAGTATCATTTACGTTTTTAACAAAAACATATCAGAGTATGGCAGATAAAACAAAGTCTGTTGGTGGATTTAAACAATCAGTAAAAATAGCAGAGTTTTTAAAAGCTATATTTGATAGATTGGAAAATCTAACAGGTGGGTTAGTAGGATTAGGTGCTATTCCAATGAAGAATAAGAAACCATTACAATTAGGAGATTCAGAAGCACCATTTGATATAACAATACTTAATAGAAAAACTGTAGCCCCTAAAAAAACAATAGTATATCCCTTTAAAGTAGCTGGAAGAAAGTCAATATGTAAATCAGTATCACTAAGTAGTGAATTCGATTCTGATTATGTTTTAATGGCAACTAAAGCTAATATAGAAAAGGGTACATCAAACGGACATCGGTTAACTACCGATTATGGTGGTATATACCCACCAAATGGAGAATTTATACCATCTATAGATGACCAAAAAGATAATAAAGCTTTAACAGATTTACGAAATAGAATTGGTGAAAAAGGAGCATCTCCAGAAAGATTATCTTCATATGGTGATGCTTGTAGAGCGTTTATTATTAGGCAAGCTGGTGAGGGTGAGTTAAAAAAAGGTAGATATGGTGAAATACAATATACGTTGAATCTTAGTGTTACAATAGATGGTATTTGGGGAATCCCATTTTTAGCACCAATCACAATTGATAGGTTACCTGCAATATTCAAATCTAAAGATGTGTTGTTTAGTATAACAGCCGTTAACCACGAATTTGATGGTAAAGGTGGATGGAATACATCTTTAGAAACTGTAATGAGGATACCATAATGGCTAGAAGTGAATTTAAAAGAAAACGACATTATTATACTAAAGCTCAAATTGAAAGTGGTTTAATGACCGACGGTAAGGAGTGGATGTTCATAGATGGTACAGAGTATATAGGACAATATCACAAATATACCACTAAGGAAACATTTTCAGAAATTAATTTTGTAAAAGGTAAATCAAGAAAGTTAATACCATATGTAAATGTAAGTTCATTGGGTGTAGAAACATTAGAAGGTCTTGATTTAGCTAAAAACTTTCACTATGATGAAATTAAAACGTTAGATATTGAAAAAACCACCAAACCAAATTCAGATATAGAACCTATTAAAGATAAAGATTTAAAAAATGGGTATTTAGAACGATTTTTTGGATACAAATATGATGATACTTGTATAGAACTTAACGAAGAAAAATTTAATCAAATAGGAACTGATAAAGGGTTATCAGGTGTAACATATAAAAAGGTAAAATTAAAATGGAAAATAATTGGACCTGTTTATGATGTTAAGAATGAAAAGGGTGGTATAGTAGACTATGGTGTATTTGATACAAACAAACGAACAGTGGCTTTGATATCTGAGGACTACCCATCAATAAAGTTCAAATTATTAGATTTTTTACAATTCTACCAACCATAATAACTTTAACAAAGATTTAACAATTTGTTAACATTAAAATTTGGTAAATCCAGTAAAAAGTCGTATATTAGTAGTGTAATAAGGGTTAAGAGTTTAACCGATTTAATAATTAAAAAATAGAGATATGAGTTACGATAAATATCAATCATGGGAGTGGGTTAATATTCAAAAAGAAATGGAAGAGGATGAAAATTCACCTTCTATAATGGATGATTTTAAAAAATAGAGATATGAGTAGTTTAGATAATATGTTTGGTGGAAATCCAGTAAAAGAAATAAACACAATTTTAGATGAAATGTTACTATTCGTAAAAACGGCTGGTAACGTTACTGATTGTGGAGTTTGTAAAAACACAAAAGTATATTTAGGAAAAGAATGTAAAGTTTGTTTGGATAATTCAAAATAAATTCGTATATTTACATATGGTTAAATTTCTAAGTAGTGGTAACATCACAATGGATAAGGTCTACATTCATCCTATATGGGAGAGTGAGGCTATACATCCTTGTATAGATGGATTATCTATGTTATACATATACGATATAACCAACGATACAGAGGTTCTAATCAACTTAAAAAATATTGATAACCATACAACCACATTAGATGAGTTTACCTTTAAATTCAACGAATCCTACGTTTACGATAATAAATCATTTCTAAACATTCTTCAGCTAGATAATTCAGTTGATGCAGGATTAATAAAATATTTACAATCGAATTCCCAACTCAAATCTTCCCCAACACCAACACATACATTCTACCATCGTAGATTCGGTGAGTTCAAAGGAGTTAATAATCTTATTCCAATATCTAAACATATAGAAATGATAAGAGATGTGAGAAATGAGTTCCTACAATATTACGATTTGGGTTGGGATTCGGATTGTGTGAAGAAATTTTCAAATTTCTATATAAAGCCGCTAAACTTAGTGGAACGAAATGGGATACATACTACAAATGGGTTAGAGTGGACTCAGTATCATCCGTTCACAACAACATCTCGTCCTTCAAACAATTATGGGGGAGTTAATTATGCTGCACTTAATAAAGATGATGGTAGTAGGGATAGGTTTGTTAGTAGGTTCGATGGGGGTAAATTGGTACAATTCGATTACGATGCCTATCACCCACGTATTATTGGTAAGATGGTAGGTGAACCAATTCCAATGGATGTGAGTGGACACCAAACCCTAGCAGATATGTATGGGGTTTCTTATGGTGATTCAAAAGGAATAACGTTTAGGCAATTATATGGTGGAGTGCAAGAGGAATATCTACATATTCCCTTATTCTCAAAAGTTTCACACAAAATCGATAAAATGTGGATGGAGTTTAATCGTAGAGGTTATATAGAAACACCTTTAGGTAGAAAACTCTCAAAAGAGAACTTAAATGATATGAATGCTAACAAATTATTCAATTATATGTTACAGGCAACTGAAACAGAGTTAAATATGATGATTTTAAGTAAAGTAATGGAGTTTTTGGAAGATAAACGCTCAAAAATGGTTTTATATACTTATGATTCATATTTATTGGATATACATTCTGATGAATTTGATAGTTTACAGAATTTAAAGATACTTATAGAGGGGAATGGATTCCCTACAAAGATAGAACTCGGAGATAGTTATTCTAAAATGAATTCTATCGATATAGAAACAATGGATACAATATGAAAGAATTTCTTAACGAAGTAGCTAGGTTATGGTGGGTAGAAATGGGTAATAAACTTACAGACCCTTTATCCGAAGAATCATTAAACGGCTTACGAAAAATATTAAAAGAAGAATACAATTTCGATTCAGAAGTAATCGAATACATCGTAGAATCTGCAGTTAAAACTCCTACTAATTTTCATTTAGGTGGAAATAGAGAATCAGGTATGCAGGTAGGTTCAAATGATACAGCAGTATCTGCACATTTACATAGTGATGAAGATGATGATTTAGATGGGGCAATAGCTTACGATGAACCAATAGAAGAAGAGGAAGAAAAAGATGAAAAAGATACAAAAGATTCAGATGGAGATAGCGAAGAAGATGCTGATGAAAAAGATATCGATGCTATCAGAAAAGGTTCGCTCACTGCTTACGAAAAAGACAAATTAAAAGAAAACTTATTAATTGAAATAGGTTCTATACTTAGTGAAGCAAGTATATTTAACGATAAATATGGTATGGGCCACAAAGTAATGTGGGGTAAATCAGGTGAAAAAGGATTTGCATCTAACTTAGAAGATGGTGCACCAATGATGGTAATGCCTGCAGAAAAAGTAGGAAAAACAGATAAAGTATTTAAGGTTGGTACTAGTGGTAGTAAAGAAGTTTACTTAAAAGATAAAAATGGAAATGTTTACCACTGTATGGGTTCGGCTAGTAAAATAGGTGGGTGGTTTAATCACTATAAAGATAATAACACATTCGATTTAGATACAGATGGTAAAGAAACAGCAGCACTATTAGGTGTTTATATGAACGCTGATAACTATTTAAAACAATTTAATGAACTTAAAGGGAAAGAAGATGCAGGTGATAAACTTCCATCATTAGTTACTAAATTTAAAAATGATGTAGCGGCAACACTAACTGGACAAGATTGGATTAGTAATGTGTTAGTGAGTAAGTTAAGTAAAGCATCACTACCCAATGTTATTCAGGTATGTGCTATCGCAGCAGGTATGGATAAGTTCTGTCAAACAAAAGGAATAAAGGGTTATAGTATAATTCACAAAAGTATAGAAGATTACTATACAGCTGAGATGAAAAACCCATATACAAAGACTGAGGGTGGTAAAAAGAATACAGCAGATTGTATTATCTTAAAAGGTAATCCTGGTTCATTCTTAAAAAATATGGAATCCGAAAAGATTTCATATGAAGCTAATGGATTATGTAGATTAGCTAGTGGTGAAGAGTTCTTTCAAGTTTCACTAAAACAAGCAGCAGATAACGCTCAATTAGGAAAAATTACTTCGGATTTCTCATCGGCATTTGGAATGTTATCTAATAATGATTTATTCAATATGTACTTACATGAGAATTCACAAATTATTTTAGATGAGGGATTAAAAGATTTATTTAATAAAGGGTTGGAGTTTGTAAAATCAGTTGGTAAAAAAATAGTTGATAAAATTTACCAAATTGGTAATAGATTTCAATCTTACTTTAAAACTAATCTAAAAGGTTTAACGAAAAATCAAAAGAAAGCTGAAAAGAAAGTTGATGATTTCATAATGAACCTTAAAGTAGATAAAAAGTATCTTAATGAAGAATTACTTTTAGAGAAAAAGGGTAAAATAACCTTAGATGATAAAGTTGAGGCAGTAGCTAAAGATGCTAACGCTATGAATTTGGTTTATTCAAATGTTCAATCAGAATTTCAAAAAGTTTTAACTAAATCAACAAAAGCAGGTATAGCGGCAGTAGGAGCTAGTACATTTCCTGTAACTAAAAAATATACTCCAGATTTGGTTAGAAAGTTAATGGCTAACACAAAAGCATATTATTGTATAAATCAAATGTTAGGTGGAGTATCTGCTCAAAAGAAAGATTTAGAAACATTGTTTACAGATATGTTAGCGTTAGAAAAGGAAATGTACTTTGGAAGAACATCATTACCATTAGTAAAAGTATTTGGATTAAAACCAGATGGAAGTGGAACTGCTTGGAGTTTCTTAAAGACAGGTAAAGAATTTGTAGAAGAGCGTGTATCTGCGTTTACTGATATGCCTGAGCATGTACTTATAGTATCTAGTACAGAACAAAGTGGTAAGGGTTATATGAATATTACATGTCTTATGTTAAGTCATTTGGATTCAAAAACACAAACACCTAAATATAATATGGTAACTATGAGAACTAATAGTACACTTGGGGCATCTTTTGTAATAGAAGGTTCAAAAGTAGTGGATATGGCTTACATTAAAAAGAATACATTAAATTAATACGGAGAGAATGAGTGAGAACGCAACTACTATGTACGTTTACAACTGAATCTTCGTTTGAAGAGTTGTTAACTAAGATTTTTGATGGATACCAACTATTCAGTAGAAAGATATTCATACTGAAATTAGAACCATCTAAAGAATTGGTAATTAGTTACAATATTATACCAAATAGAGAAAATCGATTTTTACCTAATAGTATAATGGTACATAGAAAAAAAGAATCTAATACAATCTATACAATCAACGCTCTGAATCGTTTGATTAAAGAATTGAATGGTGGAGTAGAAGATAAATCGTATCAAGTTGATTGGAATGAGTATAGAAACTCAATCATACTTACAGCTGGCGATGGATACAAAACAATGAAAACAAAATTATTCAGAATAGTTGATGTTAACTAAAAAATTTTAATATTTATAGTATATGAACAAATGTAATTGTACCGAATGTATTTGTGAAGCAAAAGAAGAGTGTAGCTCATCTTGTGGTTCGAACAATCAATGTGATTGTTGTAAATAAATCAAAATATATTTGGTAGTTTGAAATATTTGTTGTATATTAGTACCATATCAACACATGGGATTAAATAGTGGTGTTGAAATAAAAAGTGAAATATAATTTGGAAGTTTGGAAAAACTTTCGTATATTTGTTTAAATAATAATTAATAATAACTAAAAAAAGGTAAATTATGGCAATTGACTTAAATGCAATCCGAAACCGTCTGGACAGTTTACAGACGAAAACTACAAAAACTGACAACCTATGGAAGCCAAAACCTGGCAAGCAACAAGTAAGAATCGTTCCTTACGTTCACAATCCATCAAATCCATTTATCGAATTATTTTTCCACTACAACTTTGGTGGTAAGAATATTCTATCACCTCAAACACATGGTGAAGCAGACCCATTAGTGGAGTTCGCTGACCAATTGAAATCGACTGGTGATAGAAACGATTGGAATCTTTCAAAACAACTTACTCCTAAAATGAGAACTTATGTTCCTGTTATCGTTAGAGGTGAGGAATCTGAAGGAATCAAATTTTGGGGATTTGGTAAGACTGTGTATCAAGAACTACTTGCTTTCTTCGCAGACCCAGATTATGGTGATTTAACAGACCCGACTAGTGGTAGAGATATTACTGTTGAGTTTAAAACCGCTAAAGAGTTAGGTAAAAACTATCCTGAAACTTATATCAGAGTTAAACCGAACCAAACTCCAATTACTGAAGATAAGACTGTATTAGAATCAGTAAAAGACCAAATTGAATTACCAGGTATGTTTAAGAAATATACTTATGATGATATGAAAGGTTTATTGGAAACTTGGATGGAGCATGGTACTGTAGGGGATGATTCTAAAGAAGAAGAATCTACACCAACTCAAAACACTACTCAAGCAGCACCTGCGCCGGCAGCAGCTACGAGTAATTCT